GTTTGCGTCAATTTTTATGGTGAGGGTTGTTTTTGTATTTGCTTGTGCTCGTGTTGGTGGGCGTCCGTGTCGTTTTTTCATTTGTGTTTCTTTCCGGCTGGTGGGCGGTTGGCATTTTTTTGGGCGATGTATAGTCCGAGGAGGATGCCGTGTGGTAGTCCTATGAGGATTCCGAAGATGTATTGTTGCATTATGTTATCCTAGTGTTGTATGTTGGCTGTAGGTTTGTTTGAAGTGTTCTCTGTCTGCGCCTGTGGAGAGTGAGAGTCCGACTATTCGGATTACTTGTTTAAGTTTTTCGGGGATGTGTTGATCGGGTTGTGCTGTTCCTGAGTTGACGGTGTCTCGGAGGTGGCAGTAGGTGTTCCATGCTTGTGTGGCGGTGGGTTCTGCGTCGGGTTGGGTTTGTTTCCATTCTAAATAGATTTCGCCGGGGGTTGGGAAGAAGTGTTCTGTTTTGTTTAGTTTAACTAGGATGGTTTCTAGTTCGTTTAGTGGGCAGTCTTGGAGGATGAGCCACCATGCACGGTAGGTGATTTTGCGGTCGTCGTGGTCTAATGGTTGTTCTTTGCTCCACATGGCGTGGGCTAGGTCTACGAGGGTTCGGCATTCAGTCTTGTTCATCTATCCATTCCTGTCCTGCGTCTCGTTTGTTGGATCGTTGTAGGAAGTATTCCACTTTTTCTGCGTTGCGGAATATCAAACCTATACCGTTATATTTGACTTGTTGTTTGTTGGATCCCATATGGAAAGGTGATTTCGCGCAGGCATCTATGGCTTGTTTGCAGGCGTCTACACCGTAGTCGTGGACAGCCCAGCCGATACTTACGACACGATCGGTGTCTAGGATCGCCTTTTTGGATTGCATTGCTTCAACCCAGTAATCCCATATTTCTTGGATTATGTCGGGATGGATTTTGGAAGCCTTGTCGCCTTGAGTCAATTTCCTTTTTCGTTTAGGTTTATCTAAGTTGTTTACGCCACCGTTCGGGTTGGGGAACAACTCTTCATTTTTTGAAGTAATCATCAAACGAACTCTACACCCTTTTCAGTAAAAGGTCAAGTACTTCCGGCCGGTAATAAGTAATTGGTAGCAACGTTGCTCTTAACAAAGAGGAAAGAACCTGTATCGGTAAAAACTTTGGAGAGTGTGAGAACCTTTACCAAACCTTTTCGGACGTTCGTGCAGCCGAAACAAGATCCGCGATTTTGTCTAGTCGCAGATTAAGATTTGATTATGGATCGCGCGCGAAAGGTTGTATACGCCACCGTGCATGTTAGATGCTTATCTGCGCTTACTATTTTATTCGTCGCAGTCCCGTGTAGCAGTGGTAAAAGATAGCAGACCAACAGCCCCGTCACACGCACGTTTCAAAAATAAACCACTATTAACGTCGTATTGTGTCCGACAGTCCCGCGTACCCGTGGGTAACCACAACATGTGGTGGTAACCCGCATGTTGGGGCGGGGCTATCCCGCAAAATGTGGAAGCATGCTTGCGGGGCTGATAACTGTTGTTAGGATAAAAGTTATCGGCGGGGCTCTGAAGACCCCCATCTGAAAGACTCGTCGTGGTAGTGAAGCGGGGCTACGAACTCTTCGTCGGGTTGAGTGTTGTAGCCCGCTTCCTACTTCAACCTAAACCAATTTGAGTTCAGGTTTTTTGTAGGTTGGGTGGTCACGCATGGATCGCGTGAGGTCGTTGTTTCCGCCACCGTTCAGTTTGTGGAACTTCGGTTTCTTTTTAGAACGGTTCTTCTTCGTCGCCATCGTCGTCTCCTAGATCGTCAAGTTTCTGTTGCCATTCCAATAAGATGCTGAACGCTTCTGATCGTCGCAAGATTGCTTTATCGGTCATGATCGGCCAGTCTTTGATTGGTGTTGCGAACCCTTCAAAGTATTCTTGCATTCCTTCTTCTGTTCCACAGTCGGAACATACTTCAATAGGTTTATGTGCGTCTTGTCCTCGTGTGAGTCGCGAGATCGCACCCATGTATTGTTTGTGATGCGCGTTTGATGGGATTAGTCCTTCGCATCGCGGGCAGATGCCCATGTCAATTTGTTTGCCGTGGATTTTGTTCCAAGGTTTCATTTCCTACTCCTTGTTTCTTGTTGGTTTAGTTTTATAGGTTCGTGTGGGGAGTTGTTGCCATCCCACCCGCATTGTTCTGCAAACCATTGGTCTTGCCATATGACTTGCTTGTTATATCTTACATCGGTTATTGCCCATCCACAATATTTGCAGGTTCTCATTTTATATCCGCCACCGTTCAGTTTGGAATAGGGGTTTGTTCGTAAACCATGTATTCCCCGTCGTTGTTGATCGCGATGCCTGTGACCCAACTGTTGCGATGTTCTGATCCCGTCGGACTGTATGGATCGTCGCCTATTATGATGCGCGTTTTGTATACCGCGTTAGACATCGCTTCAATACTGTCTTCTGCTTCAACATCTGTTGTCACCATTGTTGTTACGCGATACTTTGCCATTACCTGTTGTCCTCCATATATTTGTTCACTGCTTTCAAACCGACATTCAGGATCATAGTTATTGGAAGAAACGCTGACGCTTGCGCGCCGTAAGTTTCTCCGTTCTTCTCTACTGACTCTGCGATCATCCGTTCTATGAGTTCGCTGTTGAATGCGACGCAAACATCTTTATCGCCGATCCCATACACCAACGGTTCCAACTCGTCTTTCACTGTGAACACCTCAGGAGGTGCGGTCAGGAATGTGACCTTAGTTCCGTCTTCATGTTCCATACGGATCATTACATCGTCGTTGTCTTCTTCTAAAAAGTCTTCAAAGTCCATGTCTTATTCTTTCTGATGACATATACGCCACCGTTCAATTTGGATAAAGCCACTTCTGTTTAGAAGTGGTAGTCCACGATCACGATCCACTGTTCTTCAGGGTTGGTCGCGCATCTGTCTTGTAGATATTTCGGGTTGGGTGTGTATTCTTGTGAGTCGTAGAAGTGTATGTCTGCGCCGTATTCGCTGTTCTTGACACGCAACGCTTGTCCGACTCTGAACACCGCGAGGGAGTTCTCTAACTGAGTGTCTCTCTCGTTTTGTGTGAGGTCGTTGTTTGACGAGAACCCGCCGAAGTCGTATTTGGGGTTGGTCAAGAGTTCCTTGAGTGTGATGTCCCCATACTTGCGGACTGTTTGGTCAATCGTTTCTTGTGTCCACCCCAACGCTTCTTCAACAAGTTCGTTGAACTTTTCAGGGTTCGCTTTGTAGTTTGTTGCGACAGATACGCCGTCAAGACGATCGTTGTCGGGTAGTGAATGCCAATCTGACCATGCTTGATTTTCTGCGAACTGTAGTGCTCTACCTTTTGCGTCCTCTTCGTCCATTGCTTCTACTGCTATTCGGTGATATGTATGCATTTTGTTCTCCTTAGAATTGTCGTGAGTTCACAGGGTTGCCCTGATTGAATGTGAGTGCTGAATAACCATCTTCTGATGGAATGTGGAAACCGTCTATGTTGTAATACCAACCGTCTAGGTCTCCGATAACGATTTGTGTGTTTGCATCAAGACCTTCTAACACTCGGATTAGTTGTCCGACTGTGAGAATGCCTCCTGATGTTTGGGTGTATTCGTAGATGTCTTGCATTAGATGTTTCTCCCCATGATGTCGCTTGCGTAGTTACGGATACCTGATACGAGTTCCTCGCTGTAAACATTCCACAAGTAATCGGACGAGAGGATGTATTGACCCAACTCGTTTAGTTGATCGTCTGTGAGTTCTTTTGCGAACTTGTATTCGTCGCTTGCGTAACCGCTATCTAAACGATCGGTGATTTCTTCGCGCAACGCTTTCACACTGAATGCGATTGAGTTCGCATAGGTGAGATCGTTGTCGGTGTATCGGTCTAGATCAACACCGTATTTCTCGCCGATCTCACACGCTGTTCCGTCGTTCCCACCGTCGTTCCACTCCTGTAGAAGTGCCTTACCTGCTTCGTCTAGTTTTTCTGTATCCACGATCACTGTGCCTGCGAGATCACAGACCGTGCCGTCGTGGATGTTGATTAGGAACTTGCCCATTTTTGTTACTCCATTTCTAGTAGGTGTATTTATTATATCGGCTACAAAAACATTTTGCAACCTGAGGCGGTTGGGTTGTTACACCCGAACCGCCCTACTAAGGATTTCTGCCTCAATCTCTTTTACAGGACGAGGACTCCAATGACAGTCGCGTTCCACCGCAGGGACACCGCCGAAGACGGTCACTGCTTCTAGTTCGCTGTATGAGAAGTATCCATATTCCATCTCAAACCCGTCCACAAGACCCCAAAAGGTATCTTCGCCGTCAAACTCAATCGCATACCAAGTCCATTGGGAATACGGTGAGAAGAACTTTACTTGCGCGATCGCTTCCATTTCGGGATGCTTCTCGCTGTTGTATAGGGGTTTCAGTGTTCCCTTGATTTCTTGTGTCAAGAGTAGGTGTCTGCGTTTTGCTCTTTGTGTTTCCATTATTTTTGCTCCTCGCAATCGTGACCGTAGAACCATTCGTTCGCGTCGTCTTCTTCCATGAGGTTGAAAACTCTGTCGCATTCCACGCATTTTGCTTTTGTGTGACTAACGATCGTCATTATTTCGCTCCTTCAATCATGTCGGTATTGGTTTCAACGATCGTCGCCCAAGTGGTCGCCCACTCATTGACATCTTTCAACCCAATGATTTCGCCTTCAGGTTCACGCTCAAGAACATGAAGAAGAGTCGCCATGCGTGCTGTCGCTGTAGAGAGAAGATCAAACTCTTCTTCCCAACCGTTCGCCACATAGTCGCCCCAAATTAGAACGAACTTGTTGAACATGATGCTTTCAGGTTCGGTTTCAATCAAATAGATTTCTGCCGAGTCTGCGTGCAACTCAAACAACATATTTGAGTTTGGATACTTTCTGCTTATTTCGTTTTTTATGACTGACATATTTTCTCCTTAGTAGTTTGTTTAGTATGGATATTCGGACTGTTTGCCCTTACCCCAAATAATAGGGTAAGGGTGTAACACGGTTGTTTAGACGCTTACTCCCAACGCTTCTTTGCATTGACTTTCAATCGCTTGGATGACTTGCAAGACTTGTTCGTAGAACTCGTCATACTCTTCGTTCTCTGACTGCTCTTCAGTCATTGAAGGGTATTCGCCTTCAATGTCTGCCATGATCTCGCCGTTACGGAATGCGTAACCACCACAGAACGCCATACCACCCTCGTCGTATGACAGAACAAAGTCAAGTGTCGGGAACTGCTTGGACACATTACAGATACCCTGACCGATCGGAGACCATGCTGACATGAAAGTCAAGTTGATTTCGTTATCGGTAATTGCACCGAACACACCATCAAAGTCTGACCATTTAGAACCGTAGTTCTTGCAATTCCATTCATACCAATCAGGTGAACCAAACTTTTCAATGTTCGCTTTCTGCATTGCTTCCATTTGGATTTGCTTTTCTGAACCTTCGCCGAAAGAACCTTTTGGTGTTTCACGAAGTTCGGTCGGTGTTGGTAACAGGTTGTCAAGAATGCTGAATTGGTTGTAGTTCTCTCGTTCGCCATCTTCGTTCTTGATGATCGCTTCATGGAAACGCTTGATTTCTTTTGCGTCGCCTGTAACGGTCAGATGGTTAGTGCAATAATTTGGCATTTCTATTTCTCCTCGTCTAGTAGTTGATATGTTTATTTGCTTACCCTCACAATATATCTGAGGGGTGTTGCAGAGTTATTTTTAGTAGGTGCTTATTTATTACTAGTATCATTATATACACACCACAAAACAAATTGCAACTATCTTCCCAAAAACTTTTACGCGAGATCGTTGATCCAACCCGAAGATCGCGTTTAGGTTTATATACGCCACCGTTCAGGTTAGATAACAATCAACTGATGCTAACTAACAACCGTTGCAAACTAGACAGCCCCGCGTATCCGTAGCACCCCGTGCTACAGCCCCGCCCCCTCGCGCGCACGCGCGGGACTGTTGCAAGCGAACAACTGTTCGCGGGACTACTATCTGCGTTATGACAATTTCACGCACAGACAGATGGCAATACAGGTTTGGGGCTCTAAAACAGTATGCAGATCGGACAGGAACTTCGCTTGTCCCTGCAACACAGGTTGAGGTTT